TGGACGGCTACTTTGTGTTCAACGAGCCAAACAGCCAAAAGCTGTGGATCACTCAACTGCTAGACGGCACATCCATTGACCCACTCGACTTTGCAAGCACCGAAGGCTCTCCTGACGGCTTGGTGGCCGTAGCAGCCAACTTCCGCGAGGTCTGGGCCTTTGGCACTAACTCGATTGAGGTCTGGTACGACTCTGGCGCAACCGACTTCCCCTTACAACGCATTCAAGGCGCGTTTAACGAGTTGGGCTGTGCTGCCCCTTACTCGGTTGCCAAAATGGACAACGGCCTGTTTTGGCTTGGTCGTGACCGCCGTGGTGAAGGTATTGTCTACCGCGCCAACGGCTACACTGGCATTCGCATCTCAACCCACGCTGTTGAGTGGCAAATCCAACAATACGATGATATATCGGACGCTATTGCCTACACCTATCAGCAAGACGGCCACAGCTTCTATGTACTGGTTTTCCCTAGTGCTAACACCACTTGGGTTTATGATGCGGCCACACAAGCCTGGCATGAGCGTGCAGGGTTTACTGACGGCAACTTTACACGCCACCGTGGCAATTGTCAGATGGCGTTTAACAACAAGGTTGTCATTGGCGACTTTGAAAACGGCAACATTTACGCCTTTGATCTGGATGACTTTAGCGACAATGGCGGCATCCAGAAGTGGCTACGCACATGGCGTGCATTGCCAACTGGCACAAACAATTTGCGCCGCACGGCCCAGCACACATTGCAACTTGACTGCGAGTCTGGCGTTGGCCTAAATCTTGGTCAAGGCAGTGACCCTCAAGTGATGCTGCGCTTCTCAGACGATGGCGGTCATACATGGTCAAACGAGCATTGGAAGTCCATGGGCAAGATCGGCGAGTACTACAAGCGCGTGATGTGGCGTAGGCTTGGCATGACAACTAAGTTGCGTGACCGTGTTTATGAAGTGTCTGGCACTGACCCTGTGAAAATTGCAATCATGGGCGCAGAACTAATTCTGAGTCCAACGAATGCCTAGCCCTAACGCTACGCCAACGCCGATCACGCCGCCACGGGTGCCGCTGATCGACCCGCGCACGGGTCTAATTGACCGTGCGTGGTATTTGTTTTTTCTGTCGTTACAAGACATAGCGACTTCCGTGGTTGAAGATGTTGATCTGGCCACTGATTCCATATCCCTGCTCGCGTCTTACGATGCGGCTTTGCTTTTGGTCAATCAAGAGTTGCAGACCCTGCCGCCAGTAGTCACCTTACCAGTTCCTGACGTATTGACTGACTGCTGCTCGGCCTTAGAGTCCCAAGTGGCCGAAATGCAAAAGCAGATCGAGGCGTTGCAAGTTCAGCCTATTGTTGACACTGCGGCTATCACTGCCGCCATTAACGCCGCATCATCAGCGCCGGTTACCAAGACCGCTGACTTTACGGTAGCTGACAATGAGACTTGGATTATTAACAACAAGTCAGGCTCGACTTGTACGGTGACTCTGCCAACGGCAAGCGCATGGACGGGCCGAGAACTTACTTTTAAGAATTTGCAGGCTCAGACCTTGGTGTCTGCATCTAGCAATGTTGTGTTGATTGACGGCACAGTCGCTGGCACAGCAATCCTCTTGGCAGTTGTAGGAAATTGGGCGACAATGGTGTCTGACGGCACTAATTGGGTCATCATGCAACAAGCCGCTAACAATTGCCTCTTATTGGAGTAAACCATGACAGTCACCGTCAAAGTCCTCGTACCGGCTAAATTTGCCGAAAACGCCCAAACAACCCAGTACACAGCGACTGGCGTTACGGCCATCATCGACAAGTTCACCGCAACTAACATCAGCGCGTCTGCCGCTACGATCAGCGTCAACTTGGTCACGGTTGCTGGTTCTGCCGGTAACACCAACTTGATCGCCAAGACTAAGACCTTGCAAGCGTCTGAGGTCTATACGTTCCCTGAACTGGTTGGCCAAGTCCTTGGCGTGGGCGACTTTATCAGTACAATTGCAGGCACAGCCAGCGCTATTAACATTCGCGTTTCTGGCCGCGAAGTGACATAAGGAGAACTCTATGAGCTGGAAAAAACTTATAGGCGCGGGTATTGGCTTTTTGGTAGGTGGGCCTGCGGGCTTGGCTGTAGGCGCGTCGCTTGGTGGCGCTGTTGATGAAGCTACTGGCGGCGGTGCAGCAGGCGCGGCTAAAGAAGCTGCTCAAATTTCAAATGCTGCTGCTGAACGCGACTTAGCGTTACGCACAAGAATGTACGAAGAAGGTGTTGCAAGGCAACAGCCCTTCTATCAAGCTGGCGTTAATGCTCTGCCTGAGTATGTATCTGGTATTCGAGAAGGCGGCGAATTAGTTCGCGGTTTTACACCTGCCGATTTCACTACTGACCCAGGCTACGCTTTTCGTTTGGCTGAAGGTCAAAAGGCGCTTGATCGTCAAGCGGCTGCCCGTGGCGGGTTAATCTCTGGTGGCGCTTTAAGAGCAGCGCAACGCTACGGTCAAGAGATGGGTTCACAAGAGTTTGGCAATGCCTACAATCGTTTTAGAGAAACTCAAGGCTTACGTCGTAACGCGCTTGCTGGTGTTGCTGGCTACGGCCCTACTGCCGCTTCGTCAATAAACGCGGCGGGGCAGAGCTATGCAACTGGCGCTGGCAATATCATGTCTGGCCAAGGCGAAACGTCTGCGAATGCTTTATTAGCCGCGCAACAAGCAAGATCATCTTCGTATGGCCAACTTGGTAGCGCTTTAGGTAGATACTTAAACCCAACATCAAGCAGTCCAAGCAATGCTGATATTGAGCGAATGATGTACGGAGGCTAAATTATGGCTGTCAATTTTAATTTGCTTAGACAAGCTGGCCCTGCAAACTTTTACGAAGGTTTGGTACAAGGTCAAGAACAACAACGCGCCAATGCTTTAGTGCAACAAAAGATGGCGCAAGAACAGCAGAAGATGGCGCAAGAGCAAGAATTTAACGCCTTGCGGATGCAACAAACACGCGGCGCTATCAGTCAACAAGAGCGCCAAGTAAAAGAGCAAACTGCGGCTCAAAAAACAGCCATGTTTCGGGATCGTTTACTTCGCGCGCCCAACCCTAGTGTTGCGCGTGACTTGGTGAAAATGCAATATGCTGATCCTGATCTAGGGCCGCTATTGTCGCAGACCGGCACATTGGAACAAGCGTTAGCAGAAGTGTCCGATGACCCCATTCAATTCGAACGCTATCGCCAACAAGAGGCGATGGGCATGACTGAGTGGATTAAATCTCAGCAACCAAAAGTCACGCCTACTGGTGATGTGTACGACCCTGCTTCGCGCACATTTATTCGCAAGCCTCAACCTGAGCGCGCGCCTGTTGCACCTAGCGCTCCTGTTGCGGTCATGGGGCCAGATGGTAAGCCAAGGTATGTTAGCCGCGAGGAAGCCTTTGGCATGACACCGTTTACCCCCGCGGCTGTTAAGTTTATGGGTGGTGGCGGTGGCGGTGCAGCAACACCGGTAGGCAAAGCGCCTCCCGGTTACCGATTTACGCCAGCCGGTGATTTGGAAGCAATTCCAGGTGGGCCAGCCGCCGCAAAATTAGGCGACGTTGCGGCGAAGAAAGAGGAAGGCGTAACGCAAGCAACCAATATTTTGGATTCGCTTGAGGCCGCGTACACTGATTTGGAAGCCCGCAAAGCTATTCCAAGTGAAAAGCGCAATGCAGTTTCCAATACTTTGGCGAGTATTTCAGCGTCTGCGCCTGGGCAAATTGCAGAAAGAACTATCGGCACTAAAGCACAAACTCAACGCGACATTATTGCCAGCTCTCGTTTGCAATTGCTAAACGCTATCAAAGGCGCAACTGGCATGTCGTCACAGCAATTAAACTCGAATGTTGAATTGACCACTTGGCTTAATTCTCTGACTGACCCTAGCCGTAGTATTGAAACTAACAAAGAAATCTTGCAAAACGTGCGCCGATTTATTGATAGTGGTGGCACATATTCCGCTAAAAAGAAAGATGGTGGAACATCAGATTTATCGCAAGAACGCGCAAACGCAAACGCGGCAATCGCTGCGGGCGCGCCAGCGGCTGCGGTGCGTGCGCGGTTTAAACAAAACACCGGTCAGGAGTTGTAAATGGCTACCGGATATGAAGATCTAATCCCTACTAAAAATGCACGTTCTTCTGGGTATGAAGATCTCATACCGAAACAAGCCGCCGCAACCGGTATTCCCGGCCCACGGCAGCGTGGCTTTTTTGAAACTATTGGCGCGCCAATTCAAGCCGCTTCTGAAGGCATTATCAGCGGCGGCGGTAACGTCATGTTTGGCGGCCAAAGACTGCTTGGTATGGGTCTGGAAAAAGTTGGCGCAACCAGCGCAGGTCAATTTTTGCAAGAAGACGCTGCGCGCCGCCTAGCAGAGTCACAAGCGCGCGTAGCACCTTTTAAACAAGAGTTTCCAATTTCTACTGGCGCAGGCGAGTTGGGTGCAGAGGTGTTGGCAACAGCGCCAGCGGGTGCCGCGATTGCCGCACCGTTGACAAAAGTTACCCCCGCTTTAGCGCAAGCTATTCGCACAGGTGGCTTCTCTACCGGCCGAGCAGTGCAAGGCGGCGCGGCGCGTGCCGCTGATCTAGGTATTCGAGCCGCAGGCGGCGCTGTTACTGGTGGCGCTACGGCGGCATTAATTAACCCCGCCGATGTTGAATCAGGCGCGCTAATTGGCGGTTCCTTGGCGGTCGCCGCGCCCCCTATTGTCAACGCCCTTGCCAGAAGCTCAGGCTTTCTTAAAGACGCGTTTACTGGTCAATTAGCAAACATTAAGGCAGGCCAAATTACCCGTGAAGTAGCTGGCGAACGCATCGGCGCAATTCGTGCGGCGCTTGCCGCTGCACCCGATGATTTAACTGCCGCACAAGCCACGGCGGGCATCCAAAATGATGCGTTGCAAGCGTTGTACAAGTTTTCTAGTCGTACTGACGACATGTCGATGAAACTTAAGCAACAAGCCGCTGCCGATCTTGCAGACTTGCAACGTGCTGCTCAGTCGGCAAACGCTACTGAAGCCCGCAGCATCTATGACCAGTCTATTAAACGGCTTAACCAGTTGACCGCAGACATGCGGAATGTTGAATTGCAAGCGGCTAATCAAGCTGGGCAAACGATCAATCGACTTGCGCCTCAAGCGCAACAACGTCAGGCTAGTATGGTCAATGCGTTGCGTGGTGGTATTCCTGTCGGTCAACCATTGCCCGGTCAAGCTATGGTTTCGCCTGTTACTGAAGCCGCGCAACAAGCCGCCACAGCCGCTAAAGGTAAACCTGGCTTCTTGTCAGCGGGTGATCGTGCAAAAGAATGGCAAGAAACGTCCGACATTTTTGCTGACATTGCAAAACAACGCCGCGCTGAAGCAGGTTTTATTGAGCGTCAAATTGGCAGTCTTGAAGATTACGGTTTGCGTCCACTAGATGCTGGCGCAATTACTGGCGCGCTTGATGCTAAGTTGGCGCAACCAGGCTTGCGTGCAAGTTCAAATGTCACCAAAGTGTTAGAAGCAGTTAAAGACGACATCGCCAACCTGACACAAAAAGGCGGCGGTGTCATTGACGCACACGATTTGTACACCCTTCGCAAAGAAGGCATTAACGAACGCATCATGCAGATCATGGGGCAAACAGACCCCAAGATCAGCGCCAAAGTGACGCGCAAGGTGTTAGAAGAAGTGCGCCCGCTAATCGACGACGCAATTGAACGGGCTGGCGGCACAGGCTGGCGCGATTACCTTAAGACATACTCGCAAGGGCGGCAAGCGATTGACCAAACAGCAATGGCCGCCCAAGCCGTCAAGTTGTTTCAAGAATCACCGCAAGAATATGTTCGCCTTGTGCGCGGCAACAACCCAGACGCAGTAGAAGCTATTTTTGGGCCTGGCAGTTACGACATCTTTAAAGAGATGGGTAGCAAAATGCCAACACTGGAAAAGGTAGCTTCAAATATTGAACGCGCCGGTAGCATGGAGGCCGCTGCTGTTGCGGGCAAAGAGCGTTTGGGCGAAGTTATCAGTGATGTGGGGCGTACGTTTCCTCGATTCCCCAACTTGTTAAGCCGCGAAACTGCAATTGGCAACCTTACTTTTTCAGAGTTAGAAAAACGTTTGGACAAAAAAGTAGTTGCCAAGTTGCGCGAAGGCGCGTTGTCAGGTAAAAACTCGCTGGAATTGCTTAACGCATTGCCTGCGGTCGAACGCAGCAAAGTGCTAAAGGTTTTGACCGACCCGTCAACATGGGGCGCAAGAGGCGCTGCTGTTACTCGTGCTGCTGCAATGCCTGTCGCACCGACCAACAACCTTGCCCCTGAACCCCGCAATCAAAACGCATTGGCTCGATAATGGACACCCAAGTTTTATTTAACATCGCAGTCAGTCTGGCGGGGTTCTTAGGTGGCTGGGTGCTGAACAACATCTACAGATCGCTAGAGCGCCTCGACACGGACGTGCGGGCCATGCCTTTGAACTACGTCACACGCGATGACTACCGCGCTGACATGCGCGATGTAAAAGACATGCTCGGTAAGATATTTGACAAACTGGATTCCAAAGTTGACAAATGATCATCGACCCCATCACTGCGCTCGAAGGATTACAAAGCGCGATTAGTGTAGTCAAAAAAGCAAGCAAGGTCGCAAGTGATCTGGCAGGCTTGGCTCCATCCATTGCGCGGCTTTTTGATGCCAAAAGCACCGCCACCAAGGCGATGCTTCAAGCCAAGCGTACAGGCGGTAAGTCCAATCTTGGCGCGGCGCTACAGATCGAGATGGCGCTTGATGAAGCCAAGCGGTTTGAGGAGCAGCTAAAGATGCTGTTTATGCAGGCGGGGCGCATAGACGTGTGGAATGCGACCAAGGCTCGTCAGGCCGAGATGGACAGAGATGACGCCAAGGAAATGGCAGCGCTGAAAGCGGCAGAAAAGAAACAAAAAGAAGACGAACAAGAGCAAATGGCGTGGGCAGTTGGTACTGTCGTGATCGTAATGCTTCTAGGTGCAGTTGGCTGGGGCATTGCTGAGATACAAGATTTCTGTGCCAAGACAAGGTGTGGTCGGTGAATGAGTACCAGAAACAGTTTGACCTTTTCTGTAAAGTCTTTGTCAGACTGTGCGTGGCCTGGTGGGTGCTTGGCCTGCTCCAGTATCTGCCAGACGAGCTTGCAGGAAAAATTGTAAATAAACTTCTTGGAATGATTGGACTTTAAATGCTAACTTTACTTTCTACCCTTGTCAGTTTTTTGATGGGCGGCTTGCCCAAACTCTTGGATTTCTTTCAAGATCGTTCGGATAAGAAGCACGAGTTGGCGCTGGCGCAAATGCAGATACAGCGTGAATTGGAACTACGCAAAGCTGGCTTTGAGGCACAAGAGCGTATTGAACACATCAAGTCAGAACAGTTGGAAACAGAGAGCGCGGCCAGCACCAAGCAGGCTTTGATCGGCGCGCAGCAGGCTGAGATGCAAGCCGTCTACGCCCACGACACTGCGCTTAATGAAGGCACTAGCGAGTGGATGAAGAATCTGCGCGCTAGCGTGCGCCCTGTGATCACATACGGTTTCTTTTTCTTGCTAGTCTTCGTTGACGTGGGCCTGTTCGCCTACGGCTGGAACAGCGGCGTGTCGTTCACTGAGTTGGCCGAGATGCTGTGGGACTCTGACACCCAGGCGTTGTTTGCTAGCATCATCGCGTTCCACTTCGGCGGCAGAGCGTTTGGCAAATGAACATCTCCGCCAAGTGCTTACACATGATTCGCCATCACGAGGGCGTGAGGCAGAATCCGTATAAATGCCCTGCAAAGCTGTGGACTGTGGGCGTGGGACACGTCATGTTCCCAGAGCAGGGTAAGCTCAAGATAGACCAGCGCGACGCCTTTGTGCCCCCGCCAGAGGCCATGCGTAAGCACTCAATGGAGGAAGTTGATGCAATACTTAGGGCCGATCTTGCTCGCTTTGAGAAAGGCGTGGCTACTTATTGTCCTGTGCCTCTTACTCAAGGACAGTTTGACGCACTGGTTTCATTTTCATTTAATGTAGGACTTGGCACACTCCAGAGGTCAACCTTGCGGCAAAAAGTGCTGCGTGGTGACATGGAGGGCGCTGCCGAGGAACTGCTAAAGTACTGCATGGCTGGCGGCAAGGTCTTAAGAGGCCTCCAGACGCGCCGGATTGACGAACGCGCATTATTCCTTAGTTAAGGCGCGGTACGCCTCAATAGCGGTCTTTAAATCGCATTGCAACTGCTGTATGCGGTCATCCTGTTCGCACAGTTTGGCGTAGGCTTCTTCGGCAAACTTGGCCAAGTTAGCCTGGCTCCATGTAGAAAAGTCTGGTCTGTTAGTCATTGATTTCTTTCTTTGACGGTGCGTCTAATTCAAGACGGTAATATTTGGCTGGCATCTTGGCGTTCTTGTCCAACTGCTTACGCAGCCAGTCAATGCCGCCAAGTTCTTGGAAGATCATCATGTGACGATCCGTGAGCCTGATCTGGCGGCCTTTAAGGGGTTCGGGTGGTTTTGGGCGTGGCACGATGTTGAAGTAAGTTTTTGGTTGTAATGCGGCGATTCCAGCAAAGCTGGCAATGCCATTTGGATCCCATGTCGACGCCGCCTTCGGGCGGCTTGTCTGTCTGGCACTTGGCGCAGAGTTTGAATTTGTGCATTATTTTTGAAGTGAGATGGGCATGTAAATACACGCCTTGGACTTGCTGTTCTGCACAACAAGAGGGGCGGCTGGCGCGCGCCGTTTGCAGTTCATGCACTTGGCGCATGGCTTAACGGGCGCGCACTTGAGGTAGTTAAAAAGCACGGGCTTTCTCTGGGGGTGGTGATGGCAACAACTCAGACGGCGGTGTCCAGCCGTACTTGCGCCAGATGGCTTGCACGTCAGAGCCTGTTGTCCACTTGAAGTCTTTCAAGGGGACAGAAGGGTAACTGATTTTAGAGTGTGGTGGCAGTGTCATGGTTGTATTGCTCCTTTGAGTAGTTCTAGTCTCTCCCGCGCAACGCGCAGGGTGTTGTAGCGCTGATGAAGGCGCTGAAGCATGGAGACGCGCTTGGCGCCTTCACGTTCTTCGTTTAGCAGTCTGAGGACTTCTTCTTCGCTCAAGCTGCTTAATTTGTTATTCAGGCTGCGCCAGGTGTCGTTCAATTTTTCTCTCCAGTTCGTAGATTTCTTTTTTGCAGTTAGCGTAGGCGCGGGTGCTAGCGTTAAGGTTGCGCTCTCTGATACGCAGTTCAGCCTTGGCCGTCTTAAGTTTGGCCTTCCATAAGTCAATTCTTTTCATTTTTCTCTTTCAATTTGGCTTCGATGGCTTTGGCAATTTCTTCAAATGAATACCAGCCCATAATGTTTTGCATTTCATACCAAGTTTTTTTCATTTCCTCATCCGTCAGACCGACCCACTCACGCTTTTGAAAGTGATATGGCTGGCCAATCTCACGCAAGATTTGCTTGCCAAGGTTGCTGTGCTTCTCGACTTCGTTAAAGGCTTCGTCTTCCTCTTGTGTCCAATCAGTCATCGCGGTGCGTCCTCGTAGTTGTCAGGGTTAAACTTGGGCTGTTTAGCGCCCTTGTCCTTGGGGTTTGGGAATGGTGGGAATGGCCATGTCATCGTTTATCTCCAAACATGTGCCCGATACTGCTTTCGTAAGGTGCAGGCGCTTGCTTCTCCTTTGACCACATGTGTAGTCTTAGTTCTGCGCTTTCAGCGTTAAAGTTTTTGCGTAATTCTTCCAGATGCGCTTTAGCTTCTTCGTTAATGGCGTTACGCACATGTTCTTCTACTAGCTTGGCAAACTTCGCAAACAATGGATGCCAATAATTTGCTTCCGCTATATGTTCAAAGCCAGCCTGCCTAGCCATTTCAATAATTTCATCTTTTGTCATTTCAATTCCTCCATGGCAATGTCAGAGATGGCGCGCTTGTCATGCAAGGCCGCCCAGATTTTTTCGTCAACCGTTTTGTTGGTCAGCATTACATAGCACCACACAGGGTGTTTTTGCCCGCTGCGGTGCAGACGGCCAATGGTCTGCTCGTATAGTTCCAGACTCCACGGCAGTGACAGAAACACCATGTGACAGCCGCCGTGTTGGAGGTTGAGGCCGTGGCCTGCTGACTTCGGATGGACGGCCAGTAGCCTGATCTTTCCAGCATTCCATCGCTCAATGGCGTCTGGGCTGTCGAGAGTTTGCAAACGTCCGAAGCGCCTTGTGAGTTCGGCAAGTTCTTCTTGGTAGTTGTACACAATGATGGTGTTGGCATGCTGGTTCTCGTCTAGTAATTCTTCAAGGCGTTCAAACTTGTGCAAGCCGTACCAGATCGGGCGCTGGGTAGAGTTAAACTTGCCTGGCACATGCGATGGCGTGGTGATCGTGTCGTACACAAAACCTGACGCCAGTTGTTGCAACTTGCCCGTGACAACAGCCGCGTTGACCGCCGTGATGCCGTCTAGCACGAAGTCCTTTTTCATCTTGTTGTAAGGCGTC